CTATTAAGCATATAATTTTGATGCAATAAGTACATTGCATTGATACCAGCTACTACCATATCAACCTTGCCCCTTGATTTCTTTTTATTTACATAGCGGTTCATATTTGTGTCATATACACATCTTGAATTTTCAAAGTTAATTTCTAGTAACTTATTCCCTTTTTCATACACTAAATTGCCTTCTGCAACTAACTCTGCAAGCCATTTAGTAGCAGGATGTAATACACTAGAATGTTGCTTAATTTCTACCATTGTATAGCCAGCATCTTCTAACTTTTGAGCGGTTGATAAGGCATTCCACCTATCATAGCCAATACCCATTACAGTAACCCCATATTTAGCTTCTATTTGCATTATGTAGCGTTCGATTGCCCCATAATCTACAGTACGATTGCCACACGCAATGCAATAGCAAGCATTAATAAAATCACGATATGGAATGCGTTCTAGTTTTGATTTTTCGTCCACCCTATCTTCTGGAATAAACGCCATTGCATCCCAATATACTTTGCCCTCATCCTCGTCATATGCAACCATATCTACAGCACAGTTATCTGTAGATAAAGCTAAGTCAACACCAAGGAATACTTCACGTCCATTCCAATCAATATGATCTACTGCACCTTTTTGTAAGTCAGCAACATTTACAAAGCTTTCACTGCCAGCACCGCTATATATGATGTTACAGTGTTTTGTAATAAAGTTTTCACGCTTACTTTCAATCTCAATAGCCACTTGCCGTTTAGCTTTCAAATCTTCCATGATTTCTGTTACTTCAATAGCTAATGGATTACTTTGTTCTAGTACTTCATCATTCGTTGCCCATCCTTTCGTATCATCCGGTTCATATAACAAGGCGAATACCTTATCATCATCTACTGCACCATTTAATACACGCTTTGCATAGTCCACTTCATCTTCAAATGGATTGTTAAGCGTAGGATATTTAGTTGAAATAATGAAGCCTAGCTTGTTTAGTATCGTCAACTGCCCTGACCTCATCGCTTCAATAGCATAGGTATTAGGCAATGCACCTGTTTCATCTACTAGAAATACACTAGGCAACTTACCGTCTAACCGCCCTGTTGAGTAGTTAAGAGGTGTATATCTATTTTCAGTTATATTACAGTGGATATAATCACGCAGTATTTTAAACTTTTCTTTGCCATTCATCTTCCCCAGTAATGCTGGACTACTTCTGATTATCTCTTCAATAGCCGTTTTAATCTCACGAGATAGTGAACCATCTGGAGCGACTGAGTAGAATTTAGAGAATTTAGGTTCTATGAAGAAAAGCAAAATAAAAAGAACCGCAATTAAAAATGTCTTGCCGTTCTTTCTGCATATCTCCAATATAGCGTTTTCATATCTTCGTTTATCTTTATTATCACGTTCTACAGTACATAGAATAGCTATGATGAATAACCATTGAAAGCCAGCCATTGCATCATACACAGTAGAGTTTGCTTTCAATCCTTTAGGCATTACCATTAGTTTAAGTAATTCGCCTATAGTATGCACTTTGTTATCATCAATCATGTAACGGCTATCTTTACCATTGGCAATAGTAAGAAATTCCTTTACTTGTAGTTTGACATATTTAGGTGCATTGACTTTACCCTCTGCTACATCCATTGCGTACTTGTAGGCTGGATGTTTCTTATTCATCAACTACTACCCCCTTGCAATACATTAAGCAATGGATCTTTTTCTTCTTCTTTTTGATTAGCTACAAGCACACCCAGCTTTGCCCTAGATTGTGGAGATAGACACAATTCATCACATAATTTTAAATAGGTTCTTACTAGTTTTTCTTGTGTTGCCACAAACTCCCTATCAATTGCAAGTGTAGGCTTTTTGGCCACACGCTTATTTGCCGTATGTAACATATCAATAGCTACGCTAGCTTGAATAATTGTTTGTGTATCTAATCGGCTTAACACTTTAGCTTGCCTTAATGCATCCACAATAAAATGAAATGCTTCTAATTGTGTTTTAGTTAGATAGCTTGGCGGTTCTATTTCCGCATCATCAATGAACGCATTTTCTACAGCAATACGTTTTTCTTTTTCTGCCTTTGTTAAGTGCTTCTTTGTAGTCCTTGCTGATACAGCCTTTCTCATGTGTCCACCTCCTTTCCTCTGTGCTATGACTTTATAGAATACTTGCTATATAAATAAATATATATTCACGCACGCATGTCCCATTAGGGAAAATTGTGTAAATTGTGGTGAGCAGTACGGTCTTGGACTTTTTCGCCAAAAAATTATTTTATGGTAGGGGGGGTACTAATTATTTTTTTTAAGTACTCCCTCTTATATTCTCCATGGTCTGCTTTGTAGTGATGCATCTTGCATAATGTAATCAAGTTCTTTTCATCAGTACGCTTTTTCCATGCTTCGTGTAATGGTTCAATGTGATGCACATCTAAGCGTTGCCCTACACTAATATAATTATCTTCGTGCAAGCATAATCTACATAAATGTTTATCACGATCCAATACCTCTTTCCTGCAGGCTTGCCATTCAACACTACTTCTGAACTTCCGTTCTTTCCTTCTGCTATCAGATGCATTTGCATGCTCCTGCTTGTAGTTTCGCTTTGGCTTATGTGGACATTCTCCTTCATGTATTCCTCCACAATAGCTACATGCTTTTAGCATTGCATCACCTCTACTCTACTTCAATACCATATTGCTATTACGCTTTAACTTACCATGTGTTCTTCTGCATACTCCACAATTCGTTTTTCTTGCATCATTAGTTGTAATGTAGCTTTGACATATTCCTTCATATTCAATTGTGTCTGCAGTACAGATACCATATTTATTATTAAGGCATCTATCCCTATTACAACTTATTCTAGTCATACATCATATCCCATTGCTCTACGATTAATTGCATATGCTTCATCATATGTAATACCTTCACGCTCTGCTACTTTATTTAAGCAATCATCTTTAGTTGGATATTGGCCACTATGTGTATTGATATGGCATTGTGTACAGAGTTGTATTAAGTTCTCCTTAATATCTCCGCCACCGCTTCCACGTGTATTAATATGATGTGGTTCTATATTTGTTCTTTGTCCGCATATTTCACAATATGGCTTGCGAACTGCTTGTATCGTTTTCTTGGATGTAATTCTTTTATGCTTCATCAAATACCCCTTATAAACTAAAAAGGACCGCATCATACTGTGTTGTGCGACCTGTGTATGATGTAGTCCTTAATAGTGTGTAGTTTTTCTAGGAGGCTTGTTGAAAGTGTTCTCTTCATCCATGCCCACATATAGTATCCCATAAATTAATAGTCAAATACTATCAACCTTTTTAAAAATTACTTCAAAATTTCTAATTGCACGCTTATGCAGATTGTGAATGTTTTGCACCGAACACCCTATTAATTCTGCTACCTTTTCCCATGTGTAACAATTAATGTATCTATCAATCAGTACCGCCTTTTGCTTGGCACTAGATATTGCGTTAATAAGAAATCTTGCTCTTTCCCTTTCTCTTAGGTAGCCGCTCCACTCCCTCATTAGTTCATTTGATAGTGCATCAATATTTGCTATCTTATCTTCAAATGTGATTGGTTGCCCTCCGCTTACAATGTCTTTGCTATAGTCTAGTGCTTGCAGATACATTATATCTTGTTGCAGCCTTAACACTTCTCTTTCCTTACATTTGATATTCAAATCAGTATCACGTATCTGATTTAAATATTCCCTTCCTGTCATCGGCTATTATCTCCCTGTTCCTTTAATTTATCGGTCCATTCTTTCCATGTATATATCGGCATCCCTTTAGCTATTGCAAATGACCATTCCCCAATACATCCTTTAGATGTTTCCCATTCACCACATAATACTAATGCATCACATTTATTTAACATGTCTAAACATATTTTTAAGCCTTTTGAATACTGTGTATCAAAGTACAGCATGCTGAAATTATGAAGAGGTGATAGATATGTGTTGTTCTTATCTAGCATTACTAAGTTTTCCATAATTGTATCAATGGAATACTTATTAGCTTTATCTCCACCAAATGGATGCGCTACATAAATTAATTGGTTTTTAATCATTCTCTTTCCCTTCTTGTACTAGATCATTGATGTGAAATGTTTCACCGTCAACCGCATCAGCTTCCAGTTCTTCTTCCCATAGTTTCCCCTGCGCTCTTGCACCTCTTACAAACATTTCTATTTCTTCTACCAATGGAATTAATTTATCTTGTGTTTCCTCTTCTACTTGAAGCCATGAAGTGCTAATTGTACATTCATCACCTTTTTTGTTAGTAATTAAAAGCACATATTTTACTTCTGTAATAACTCTATGCATTTCTTTATGCCATTTAAAGCTAATGTATTTAATCTTCATCCACTCTTCTTCAAATAGCTTAAATACTTTAAACACTTCAAATACTAATGCTCTTGCATTTACATATGGTTCTAATATCTCTGGTCTGAAATCGTCCTCCGTGCTTAATTGATATGTTTCAGTAATACCAGCATTATTTGCTTTCTCATACTTTACTTTCTTTTTATCCCCAAACCCAATGCTTAGTATCCTCATTTTTGTTTTCCTTTCTTGTAGTTTTCTTTTCGTTGCTCAAATCGTTGCTTATCTTCGCATATCCAATCACCACAAAGTACTCTATTTTGTTTGTTGGTATAAAATTTTTTCCCGCACTGTACACAATATCTTGTGTATTTAAATTCTTTCTCTAGTCGTTCAAGGCGCTCTAGCTCTATTTGTTCCTTTGTCTTCCTAGGCTCTACTGGTTTGCCTGCTCTACAGTTTGGGCACCATGTGCTATGACTATCTGGTGTAAATAACCTATCACATCTATGACACTTTCTTTGCATTTCTTATCCTCCTAGCTTATTTTTTCTTCTTTTTCACGTTCTTTTCTTGAGTGTTCTCTATACCATTTTCTAACTAAACCCCATTCTTCTTCTTCATATGGTTGTACGCACTCTTTGATAACATATTTCTTTATCTTACTTGTATTCACTTCTATAACTTGGTTCGTTTCACCCCACCTATTACAAATAGTTAGCCAGTTCATTTTCTCTATGTGATCATTAACAATTGACTTTAACGATTTAAAAGGTTTCTTGTACATAGCTAATTCATATTTTCCATATATCTGTGTCCATCCACTTACTTTATTATCATCAGCCATTGTTATATTTAGCCTTACCCATAAATCTAATTTCATTTTTAATCCCTCACAGTACAGCTATATCCTTTTAGCTTTCTCATTCTGTGTCTAATGGTTCTTACATTATCTCTAATGTATTTACACGCATCATTCTGTATGTTCTTTTGCTCGTTGTATTTATCTAACTGCACTCTCCATTGAATGTAGCTTTCACATTTACTGTGGCACCCTACTTCTCTAAATTGGCACTCCCTGCATGGTGGTTTCATAATAACTCCTTGCCCATTGATTAAATACTTTGTTCCCCTTTAATGTATCTCTTCGTATTCTTGCTTTTATCAATGCATCAGATGATACAAATACATAACCCCAATGTGGGATGAACACTTTTCTAACTTCCTTTGACCGTCCTTTTACAATATGATCATGTGCTTTCATTAGGTTTCTAAATCTATCATTCATGCTCATATCCCTCTAATCTATTGCCTATTACTTTTACTTTCCCATTATTCAATACAAATGCTAAGTCAAAATCTAATACCGCATCATGTTGTGTTGTGTCCTGCTGGTTAATTGCCTTACATCTCCATTGGTATTTATCAACGCTGTAATATACTTCCCCTACCATTGGTGTATCTTGTATTGATTTGCAATCAAACTCTATATGGTCCTTTTCGTATATCCTTTGCCCTAGCGTGTCTTTTGCTTCGCTTCCTCTACATAGTGTTCCGTCTTCGATTGGTACCCATGCATATGTATCATTTTCTACCGCTAATAGTCTTATTTGTGAGTAGCTTTGCTTTATTTCATCACTACTTACCCATTCTGACCTATTCACGTTCTTTCGTAGGCCTTTATATACTAATGGCTTCATGCTACCTCCTCACACACTGCATTGATGCCCAGCTTCTTTAGTAACTCGTGTATCATCAATCTGCCCTTTTGTGTCCAGCGTGTAGATGCTTTGCACTCCAATCTTCCGTCTGTAGTCATGTATGTGTGTGTCTTAGTCTTTGTATATCCCTTACGCATTAAATCACTATACAAAATCCATTGACCGTTTACGCTGCGTTGGATGTGTGCATCATGTAGTATTTTGTTTAATGCTTTTGCGCTTAATCCATAGTCTGCAGCAATCTGTGTTACTGTCATTGCATTTGTACTGCTTAAAATTTTGTCCACATAATCAACCTTTGGCTCATATTCCGCTATTTGTTGTTTCTGTTGCTCAATAATAGCCTTTGATTGATTGTGCGCTTCTACTTCATCTGCATACAATCTCAATGCTTCTGGCAGTGTCTTTGGAATATGTAGATCATAGCTTCCTGTTTTCCTAATTTGTGGAAGTACTTCGCTAGTTACCCAGCGTTTAAATTTCTTTGCACTTGGCATCTTTGATTTCAATATCAAGGAATATAGCCCAGACTCATTGATTAAATATGTTTCCCTCTTTTGGCCTGTGTCGGCAATTTGCCAACGCAGCTTATCTTCTTCATCAATATGTTTTCTGATTGCATCTGCAGTATCTTTATATCCAAGTGCAGTTGCTACGCTCTTGGCCACAAAGTACACTTCATTTTCAATAATGATAGTTCTTAGTTCCCCAAACTCATTACTGTTAAATAGTGTTGTTACATGGTTCATAACTTCGCCCCCTAGTTTTAGGTAAGGGCGGATATACCGCCCACCTATTTTATTTGCTTACCGCATCAAGTCTTGCTGTTAATTCTGCAATTTGTGCTTTCATAGCTTCAATTTCTCCGTCACGTTTTGCTTGTGGTTCATATTCACTATGTTTACCAAATTTGAAAGATGCACTTACGTTGTACATGTTTTCACTACCAAATGTACCTGCAATGCCAAGTAACACTTTTTCATTTGGTCTGTAGTAAGCACCTAATGCCACCGCATTGGCATTTTTATAATGGCCATATGCTACAGATGTGCTAAATTTATCATCTTTGTTAAATTCCATTGGATGTAGTCCAGCTAATGCAGCTGCACTTGCACCCACTTTATTAATCCGTCCGTCCAATTGCTTAATGTCTGCTTTTAAATTTGTTAATGTGTTGCTTGCTTGATGTTCTAGCTTATCAATGCGTTCTTCATGATTTTTCAATACACGATCATTAGCCTTGATAGCATTTTTATTATTTGCAATGTCCGCATCATGTTGTGCAATACGTTGTGTGTTATTTTTAATTGCATCCTTATGATTTGCTAGTGTGTTATGTACTGCAGTATTGAATTGTTGTTGTGCATCTAGTGCTTTATCAATATCTTCACCCATTGTATTAATGGCATCATATGCAGCATGTAGCTGTGAACCATTTACTGCATCAGTGGAAGATGCATCCACTCTGCCTGCTGCAACATTCTGTACTTGGCGAACATAGTTTTTTACTCCGCCAAAGCCTGCACGCTGTTTACTGCCTACGCTTACTACTGATGTTGCATCTGTACCTGCAAATACATATGTTGTATTGTTTACCATTGCTTGCAGTTGATTAACTGCATTGTCTGTTACACTATTTGTTCCTAGTGCAACGCTATTTGGCTTATCCGCCACAATATTATTGCCAATGCCTACCGCATCAATTGCAGTAACCTTTGTATGTGTTCCAATGGCCATTGCGCCCTGTCCTGCTGTTTCAGAATTGGCGCCAATGATCATTTGTTCCATATCACCAGCCATTTTGTTGTTGTAACCAATCACAGTTGATTGATTTCCTTTAATGTCTTTGTTATTAGCACCTACAACCACTGTATTTTCACCAGTGATATTGTTTGTGCGCCCAATTGCAACGCTAGATACACCACTTACATATGCGCCATTGCCAATTGCAATAGTGTCATATGCTGATGTTCTTGCTTGGCTACCAATTGCATATGTGTATTCAGTCAATGCTTCTGCATGACTACCAAATGCAAATGTATTTCTTCCTTCTGCTTTTGAATTATTGCCCCCAACAAATGAATTTGTTCCATTTACTGTGTTGTTTTCACCAAATGCAATTGCATTGTTAGAATTTACAGTGTTTTTATATCCAAATACTGCAGCACTATTTGCTGTTGCCACATTATCTGTACCACCTACTAAATTATTTGTTCCATTTGCATATGCACCATTAACTACTGCGCTTAATACCATTACTGCTAACATTACTTTTTTCATTGTTTTCTACCTCGTTTTGTTTTAATTCCTAATTTTTTACAAATATTTCTAATTAAGCTTTGACTTACTTCTAATTCTTCTGCTATTTTTCTTTGGCTTAGTCCTCTGTCAATCAATGGCTGTAACACATCTGCATTTATTTGTTCCTTTACTCCCAATACTTTTAATGCATTTCGTTTATCCATTACACTGTACACTACCGCACCTAGTGCCAACCAATTTATGCAATTCATCGGAACACCTGCCATGCTTGTGTTTTGCATGTTGCCCTCCTATTTTGCATAAATCTTTGTAGGACTATATGCAGGGCAATCTTCACATTCTTCTTTTTTCAGCCAATGTAAAGTGCCTGCTGTTTTGCCTTTGAATACTTTAATTGATGTTTTCCCTTTGGGGCATGATGCTTTTACCCATAGTGCACCGCTTTTTGCTGGTCCAAATGAGTGGCTACATATCTTTCTTGGTCTACCTCTTCGCATTTATTTCCTCCTAGAATGGAATAGGTTCATCATCGTCTACAAACCCATTTTCAAAATTGCTTGGTGCACTTTCATTTTCTTTCAACCCATATGTAAGGACTTTGGCCACAATCTCTGTAATGTATCTTTTCCCTCCGTCTTTTTCATATGATCTAGTTCTTAGTTCACCATTTACTGATACAAAATCACCTTTTTTTAATCCACTGTATTTTTCCGCATCAACCCAGCATACAATGTTGTGATATTGTGTACTTTGTTGCTCATTCACATATTTGTTGGTTGCCATTCTAAATGTGAGTACTGGCTTCCCTGTTTTTGTGTATCGTAGTTCTGCATCTGCTACTACGTTACCGCTCAAAAATACTTCATTTACGTTTATCATTTACTTCATCCTCCCATTTCTCACATTCTTTACTAATTACGCATAATGCCATTATTGATACTCCTAGCATTGCTCCTATCACAATGCCTATTCCTAGTAGTGCCATGTTTTACCTCCTCAATTCTTATTAGTCTGTAAAATCTGTAAGGATAACCTTCATCAGATACAGCTTCAACTACACTATCTGTTTCCACGTAATAGCCTTTTGGCGGTTGGATGTAATCTCTCCATTCGCTCGGCTTCAATATTTCTGTTTTTACTTTTGGCTTTTCTAAGTTTTTGCTACTATTCCACCTGCGCTTAAATGCATCTTCTTTGTCTGAATAGCATGCACTTCTTTTTTCTTTTACAAAGTAGCTTGCTAATCTCACTGCATCTTCTGCTCTTCCTTGATACAACATCAACTTATGCATGCCATGTGGCCAAAGTTCATTCAGTTCATCCGAATATAGTTCTGCATTGTTGATGATCATGTGGAAATGTATTCTTGTTTTTCCCTCCGCTATGTAAATGTATTTCAATTCTTTATTCAGAATTTTATATCTACGTTTAAGCCGTCTTATAAAATTCTGAATATCTTTCTTTGCATCTTCCCATGTTGCAGGCTGTTCTTTGTAAGTTAATGTGAGATAACAATCATTTGTAGTGAAGTTATTATCAATCAACATACGCAGCATTGCTTCCGCTTGTTTTTCATTTTGCTTTTTCTGCGTTTCTGGTGTGATGCTTTTCTTTTTTACACGCTTGCCATTCTTTCTATATGTTCTTGATGTGTGATAATCAAGTACTTCTATCATGTTTTTAGATATGACTTTTTTACGCTTCCTCATTGTAATTACCCCATGGTTGATTTGTTAATACTTTATATCTAGTTAATAAGAAAAGCCTTGAAATAAGCTTTTCTCTAGTCTTTCATGCCCATGTGTGATATAATTACGTTAGGTTTGGTGCGTAATTACGTGCTTGATTAGGCTACTTTAATTAGTGGCCTTTTCTTTTTGTCTAGGATAATTGCAATGCATGTCACCTTGTTCAATCTCTAAATATTGGCATTCATCGCAATGTTCCATACATATAATCCCTTTAGCCTGTCTACAGTGTATGTAGGCATGGCTTTTTTTATTGCACTCATCACATATGCTGCAGTGTTTACTCATTACAAGTCACCACATCAAACAATATTTCTCTTGCCGTTAATGCAAGATGTACCTTGTACTCTTTAATTGGGCCTTTACCTGTTATGCGTAATACATATTCCCCTGTCTTTCGCTTAACAAAAATAGCGCATCCATTAGCAAGAATAGTAAAGTCTAAACTTGCGCTTTTATTGCTTACGCTAATTGATGTAATTCGTTCCCTTAAAACTTGCATTTCTTCATCATCAAACATTAAATATGTTTTTAGTAGATCTAGTGCTTTTTCTTTTTTGTCTTTCATGTTTTATCACCTCCTTAACCTTGCCTAACATCCAAATTGTGATGCCAGTTGTTATTGTTAATACTATATTGATTAATATTTGCCAGCCTTCTGCTTGCTCAATTCCTCCATATAGGCCTAACCCCAATATCCCTAAGCACCATTGCACGGTTGTTATTAGATTTATAATGTTCATCTTCTATGCCCCCTTTAGCCACTTCATGTGCTGCCCTTTCATCCATGCTTCAAATTTTTCTACATGTACTAGCGTTTGTTGCGGTCCTAGTTGCATACAGATTTCATTAAATCTACCTTCATTGCGGATCATATCTATTCTTCTATAGATATACATTTTGCTGCGTCCCCATATCTTAGCTAATGTGCTAATAGGAACATACTTTGGTTGAACACTTTCCATTACTACACATCCTTTTTTATTTGTCGCATATTATGCGACTATATCAGTAAAAAAAATAGAATTAATATCATCATATGTTAAAGATAGCGCCTTAGAAATTTTTTCAACATCTTTTACTGTGAAGTTTTCCCCAGACTTATTAAGCTTTCTATATACTGTAGATTTATCAATCCCAAGTACATTTGCTAACTCAATAATGGAAATATCTTTTTCCACTAATTTAGCTTTCAGCTTTCTGATATTCACCATATCTATTCCCCCCTTTTCTTATTTGTCGCTTATATGCGACTTCCTTTATCTAGATATTACCCCATAAAAATTTGCATGTCAACAATATTTTTCGCATTTTATGCGAATTTATGTTTTGTTTAAAAATATTTGTTGCATTTTTGCGAATTGTATTGTATTATGTAAACAAAGGAGAAAGTGAGGTTATCACATGAGAATTGGAGAACGTATTAAACAACGTAGATTAGAACTAGGTTATACTGCAGATGCACTAGCTAAATTGTTAAATAAAAATAGAGCTACTATATATAGATATGAAAATGGTGATATTGAAAATATGCCAATTGATGTTCTTGAACCTTTGGCCAAAGCATTAAATACTACACCTGCATATCTAATGGGCTGGCAAGAGTCGCATAAAGCATCTACAACTTCTCACTCTACTCAAACAGAAGATTATTATTTAGATGCAGAAACTGCAGAATATGCGGAAATGCTTCGCACTCGTCCAGAAATGCGTATGTTATTCTCCGCATCTCGTGGTATCTCTAAGGAGGATATGGAAAAAGCTGTAGAATATATAGAACTACTCAAACTTAAACACAAATAAACTTATAATGGGGGATGTTAGAGAGTGATTGTTAATATTATTGAGTGTGATATTCCTAATGTTAAGGCTGTGTCATCTGTTGGGGAAGATGAAGGTGTACACAATATTTATATTCGCAAAAATATGTCTTTTGAAGATATGCGTAATGAAGTAAAGCATGAATTACTGCATATCATTAATGACGATTTTCATATAGAGCATCATGTTAATTTAATTGAACATATGGTAAGGCGCAAAGAACTTACTGATGATTTATTAGAGAATATAGAGTTTTATCATCACTATATTTAATTATTAGGGGGAATTATTATGTTTTCATTTTTAAAATCAGTGCTAAGTTCTTTTACACCTAAGCCAGAAATTCGACTTAATCCGATTACTATTGATGCATTACAAACAGATATTTCTAATACTATTTCAGAACATGTAGACTATGAGCCATATATGCTTACTGCTGAACAGTTGTTTGAGTTGTTAAATATGATAAATGAGCCTACTATTCCTCTTTCATCATCTAATACAAAGCAATCTTATTTTGATACTGAAGGTTATCTAAATAAAGTAGATGCATATAATGATAAGATTGACGATATATTGAATGATATTAGTGACCAATCTGATATTACAAAAATAAAAAAGAAAATTGATACATTGCAATCTACGCTTACTAAATTCAAAGAGTTTTTATATTCTCGTGGTGAGTTTGGCAAAAAGGAATATCTATCTTTGCATGATAGCGACTTCAATGATGCACGTGATCAATTAAAAGATATTCTATTAACAGACTATCCTTTTAATCAATTATCTAAATAATGACAAAAAAATAAGCCCCCACCGCAGTGAGGGCCATTAAAAACTACATACCTTAGAGGTATTTCATTTTTACTCCACCATTATTATACCATACCTCTAAGGCTTATTTTCTATACCATTTTAGCCTAGGAGGTATTTTTTAATGTGGGTTGAAACTATAACCACTAAATCTGGTATTACTAAATATAAATTTCAAGAACGCTATACAGATACATACAGTGGCAAAACAAAAAGAGTATCCGTTACTTATACTTCTAACAGTAGGCAAGCATACAAGCTTGCACAGGCCGAATTACAAAAGAAAATTGACTTGGCCACTAATACAGACATTGCCAAGGATATGACATTGAATGATGTTATATCTGAATATTTAGAGTCAAAGCGTGCGTTTAGAAAATCATCTACTCAATATAGTATGGATAATTTACATAAGCAGGTTATTAAATGGTTCCCTACTGATATATTATTATCTAAGTTATCCCCTTACATTATTCAAAGTGCCTTTGATAAATTCGCTTGCCAATATTCATATAACTATACTAAGCTTGCTCTTAGTCTTATTAGGCAATCATTGAAGTATGCAAGGCGCATGGAGTATATTCGTGATATTTCATTCTTAGATAATATTGAACTACAAAAGCCTGTGGCTAATGTAGATCATGTTAAAAAGCAGCGTTCTAAATTTCTAACTAAGGACGAACTAAAAGATTTGCTTACACAATTAGATAAAATTAATCATCATGTATCCCTCTTATGTGAATTTCAATCTTTAACTGGTCTTAGATTTGGTGAAATGGTTGCCCTCCGCACTCAAGACTATGACATTGAAAATGCTGAAATTGATATAAACGCTACTCTGTCTAATCGTGGTAGCTTTGCAGATGCATCTATGCGTTTACCCCCAAAGAATGTTCATTCTATTCGTAAAGTAAAGCTAGATGCTAGGGCAGTACAAATCATTAATCATTTTATTACTGCAAATCAAGCAAGGCGCTTATGGAAGTCAAAGTTTGTTGACCTAGGATATATATTTGTGACAGACGGTGGCTTGCCATATGATCTACACTATGTAAACAGGACTATAAAAAAACTTAGTTTTCATAAACCAGTAAGTACGCATACATTTAGACATACTCATATATCTATTCTTGCAGAGTCCAATGTTCCTTTAAAAGCAATTATGGAACGTGTTGGCCACAATGAGCCACGTACTACACTTGCTATATATACTCATGTAACAGATGAAATGAAGCAAGAAGTTAATGCAGCAATTACTAATATGGGTAAAGTACTTGCAAATAAATAAAAAATGAGCCACCGCATCATGTGCAGTGGCTTTTTTCAACCCTCATATAAAAGGGGCAAATATTTATTTTTTAAGGGGCAAAAAAGGGGCAAATTATCGTTACAATGCGTTACGATTTGTTACTCCTTCCCTTTCCAAATAGCTATATAACTTCTATGTCCGTTATCGTTTGTTACAATTCGTTACAATCTGTTAGTTAGCTTGTAGAAATGGTGCGGATTGAGGGCTTATATTCAACACTCTGCACGATTACTATATTATTTAAACTCTACATTTTTAAAAGGGGCAAATAAGGGGCAAACGTTATTTTTTATGCCCCTATGTAAAAAGCCCCACATCAGATCATGTTATTAGAATATTTGTTTTGTTATGAATTAGCGACTTCTTCACCATATAGCCTTTCCATACCTTGGCGAGTTACAAGCCAATTCTTACCAGATTTTCTAGCTTCATCTTCGGTAAATTGTTTATTTGCATATCTCTTTAAACAGCATTGCTTAATAGAATCAGCTGGTACATTCCATCTTTCACCAGCCTCTTGTGTAGTCATTACATCAGCTAATTTCATTATAATACTCCCAATATAACTAATAGATTATAGACGGATAAAACAAAGGCAATAATGCTAATTATTAAAGTTAATCTTGAAATCATATGCTCGCCATTGTTATAATAGTTAGGAAGATTGGGGCTCTTTCGAGCCCCTGTGGTTATCGTTTTAACAGTTCTATTATCGCTATTGTCAGTTGGATAAGTGCTGTTATAATCGGTAGCCACTTTTTTATTCTCTTCCTTAACTTCTTCAACGGCTTCACCTCCTTCCCTATGTCTATATTATAACACGTTTCCGTGTTATATGCAATAGTTTTTTATTAATTTTACAAACAAAAATAGAGCCTACCAACCTAGATATTTTCTAAGTTAGTAGGCTCTTTTATTTATAGTTGCGTGTATCCACCATTACACGCTATGGAGATAAACTGGATCACTTCCTTAATGTTTGAACGCTACCCCTATAATTGCACCACCACTTAACACTTGTGATATATTTCGTTGCATCCGCAAGCGTTTAATGGTTTTCTTGTCATTCTCTATTTGCCCTTTCAATTCGGTCAAAGAGTTCTGCATTTCGTTTAAGGTAATCTCTTGCTTCATTGATTGAAGCTTTGCTTGTGTCAATTCGTTCTCCAATTTGTTGATTGTATTGTGTGCTTCGGTCAACTCGTTCTTTTGCTTCATGACTAAGTTCTGTGCTTCTGTCAATGGAACGCTGGATGCTTCGATTAAGTTCAAGGCTTTCTCGTTGTTTGCTTTCAATTCGTTCCACTGTGTTAATGGTATTGTTATCCTTGCTTCCTGTTGGTTCATGGAAGATGTACCAGATGCAAAAGATAGAGATGAACACAATAATACCGATAACAGCATAACGATAGTTAATACCATTAATTGTAGTTTTGACTTTCTCATACATATTTACCCCCTAATACATATAATTAACATCTACTTCTGCACCTGCTACATATCCACTGTCACTGTATTGCCAAATCTTAACATCTGGATAGTCACATTCTGTTGATCCATATTGTGCGCACCATACAGGAACGCTTGGAATCTGACTATATGCATATGTTTCATCCCACAATAAGGAATACCCACTATAGATGCCTACATTATTAAATCCTGCTTGCCATAATCTATTTACAAATCTGCTCATGCAGTTAGTCATATCTTGAGATGTAAGTGCGCCAGCATTAATATATGCACGTAGTTGAGTGTGTTCTTCATAGTCATACCAAATGCCAGCTTGTAGATGCCAATCAGTATACCCATATGCATTTAATGTATTGATTACCCATTCTGCTTCTTGTACTGCTGTGGCTTCTGTATATGCATGGCTAAAGTAATACACACCTACTTCCAAGCCTGCTTCTAATGCTGCAGTCATATGTTCTTCAAAATATTCATCCACATTATACGCTTCACCTAGCTTAATAATAACAAATTCATTGCCTTCTGCTTTAGCCTGTTCCATTCGTTCAAGATTAAAATAAGGATTGCCGTTATAATCTTCTTGCCACGCTGAAATATCAAACCCTTTTCTCACTTTTTCTCACTCCTTTCTGTAATATTTGGTAATGGCGGTATTTTTGGTTGTTCCTCTAATTTATCTGGTATTCCGTTTCCGTCCTTATCAATCCACAATGCAAGGAAGCCTACAAGTGCAGTTAGAACAGAAGGTATGAATATATGATCTATGATATTAATGCCTACATTAATCAATTTATTCATATCATCTGAAACATATCCTTGACTGAATACCATTACATATTCTGCTACTACCAATAAAATAGGCACTAGCATTGTTAGTACTAGCGCCCTTGTTGCCCACATCCCTGTTGGATGAATATTGGCTATCTTTATAGAATTGTATGATTTTTTAATTGAATTAATGAGCTTTTGAGGTATGTTCATGAAGTTCATCCTTAATATCCTCAACACGTACTTCTAATGCTTCAACCTTTGCAGATAGTAACACTTGCTTGCTTTCAGCTTTAATTCGTTCTGCACGTGATAATTTAATTTCATCCTTTAAATCTTTTAGCGTATCAGTTAATACACCCCATTTTTCTTGAAAGATAAGATTATCTTGCATCCGTTGTGAGTCTAATTGTTGTAACAACGGAATAATCAACAATCTATATCCGGCACCTGCAACCACACCTACAATTGTAAGAGTGGTTAAGATGTCGTTCAACTCAAACTGCCAAGTCCACATCTATTACACCTTTCTCCAATAACCTATAATATCAATAATATACCGCATGTTCGCCGGTACACCCCAGCCCTTAATTATACGACTATTTCGTTCAACATAAACACTATTGTTATTTACATTAACGCTTTTTTCTATTAGTCGTACAGAAACCGGCGAATTCGGTGGAAGCGATGCGATTACGTTACCATTACCGGAAGGGGCAGTTAATACAAAGTCAAAATGCAAGTACCCCCAACCAGTTAATGGGTCGAATGCTAAATATCCTCTGTCCGCACCTCGTTCACCTGCTTTTGCCGTTCCCCATACAACTTCATATATTTCAACTGGTTGTGAAGTTACTTGTCCACCACCACTTCCAGGGTCTCCTTTAGGCCCTCTTAAAGCTAGTAATTGTTCTGGTGTAAAATCAGAATATTTGAACGGCTCGCCTTTATCACCCTTTGGTCCTTTAAGTGCGTTAAGTTGTTCTTGCGTGAAGTCAGAATACTTGAACGGCTCGCCTTTTTGTCCTGGCGGTCCTGGTACCCCTTGCGGTCCTCGTTCGCCGTCCGCTCCACGTTGTCCAGGAGTTCCAGGTTCACCTTTAGGCCCTTTCAACTTTTCAATCTGTTCAGGGGTGAGTTGTACGTTTGAAGCCGATGTATATTGATTAATTTCAGCTTTCTTAACGTAATCACTTAATTCAGATTTTTGAGCGAATGATTGTCCTTCGATTTTATTAACGTAACGAGTAGAAGCATCACCAGGAGTTAACGCATATTGAGCAATCTCGTTCTTCTTAATAAAAGTACCCAAATCATTCTTATAGGCGAATGTTTGAGTAGCCCAACCCTTTTGAGCGTAATTATTTGTCGCCTCTGTTTTAGATAAATAATCGTTTAGCTCTGTTTTTAATGCATATTTAGGGTCGCCTAGCATAGTAAGGTAATTTCTTATATCAACTTTTTTTAGATAAAGATTTTCGGCATCTTGTTTAGTTGTATAGGCTGATAAATCTACATTAGCACCAGTGCCAGGCGGTCCTGGTGGTCCTTGTTCCCCTCTAGGGCCTTTTAAACTCTCTAATTGCTCCTGTGTGAACATATCATAAGTAAATGGCTTTCCATCTTTACCAGGTGGTCCTTGAACACCCTGTAACCCTTGTTCGCCGTTTAGTCCGTCAATACCATTCTTACCAGGTTCGCCCTTTGGCCCTGGAGGGCCAGGAGGCCCTTGCTCTCCTGGTTCACCCTTCGGCCCTTGCAATTTAATAATTTGGGTATTATCTTTGACAATGATTTTATCATCATCATTAGACTTTATATGAATATTTTCATCACTCATATTATTTCCCCCTATTGCTGATGCCTTCAGCTATTGTTATTTCACCTTTTATCAGACATTTAATAGGCTTTTCGCCACTCCATAGGAATAAATCCCAATAGTACTTGCCATAGTCCAATGTGTTGGTATCCAAGGATAAGATGATTTTACTTAACTCATCACCTTCCAACCCCTCTTGTGATACTGCCACATCAAACTTTGTCTTGTACTCATCATCAGTTGGATATTTTCTGACGCACGCAAATAGGCTTTCACTATCTACTGCATTTGTATATCCAACATTTAGAGTGATTGCTTCTCCTTTAATGACATTAAAGTTGTGTTGGACTGGTAACATCCGCATCATCCTCTACTAAATCCATTAGATCATTATGAATACAACCCTCTGTAGGGCAAGTGCCATTTTCATTTAAAGTGGCCCAACAATATTCACAAAAACGCATTACAGGTACATTGCTTTTGATTTCTTCCATTATTTCACCGCCTTAATTTTAGCAACCATTTCAGCTTGTAAAGTTTTATATTGTGCTTGCAAATCACTAATATCTGCATTAGCTAATCGTCTACGCAATACTGCTTTATCAAGTGCATCAAATCGTTTATCATAGTAATTTTTAATTTCTGCAATTTGTTCAGCCTTAGTTGGTTCTTTTGGTTGTGGTACAACAAACTCACCATTTACATATAACTTGCCAGCCATAAATTCATCTAGCATACTATCTCCGTCTGCAGAGTAAATATAATCCGCTGCATCTGGCCATTCTTTTTTAGCATGATCTAGCAATTCATCTTTGCTAATCATATTATCAACAAAAGATGTAATGCGTTCGCCTTGTTCATTTAATACAAATACATATTGGTTCATGTGTTTTCTCCTTCTTTTATGCCATGCCTAATGCAAACCAATAATATGATGCTGCATATCTATCACTTGCAACAAACACAGCTTTTGTATTGCTACTTTCGTTGGCAGAATTTGCAAAGTACCTAGGAGTGTCTGAGCCAGTCCAATATGCATCAATAGCATTAGCCATAAACAATGTAGTAAATCTAATTGGGAATGTAACTTCTGTTTTCGTTACATTATCTTGTCCACCAATTCCCCATTGTATAGCAAACCCATTAGCAAACTTTACATATCCCCCATTGCCAGTTAGTTTAGATGCTACAATAGCACCTTGCCCTAATAGACTTTTTAGCGTTGATAAATTAAGCACTTTATTAGTATCATTATCACTGTAATTAGAGGTGATAAAATCAATTATTTTAGATGTATTATCACCTTTAATGAATGACATGCCAGCATTAGTTTTGTTTACATCTTTGAAATAGCCACCAGATGTAATTGAAACATATCTATCCAGTTCACCTTTAGTAACAAATGTACTATCTGACATATTAATAGTAATGTTTTTAGCATTACCAATTACTGTTCTGATTTTATAAATTTCACTATCAATTGGTGTTGTCTTGTCTGGAACATAGCCTACATTATTACCACCATTTGTATAGCTATATAGCATTTCTGTTTTACCGTCAACTTTTGCATATAGTCCAACTTCTCTAGGGAAGAAGCCTACATTTAAAGTATTGTTGGATAACGTAGCAGTAATTAAGTATTGGCCGTTTCCCTCATTTACACCACTTGTTACTGGCAATTCCATTTTTGGAGAAATTACAGATGTCATATCATTAAAATTGCGACCTGTAGCATCTCCGTCACCTACTACTACACGTGTGAAAATTAAATTCTTACGTGTTGCCACACTTTCGGCAATCATTGCCAATCCGTTTTTAGTAACCACATTTTGTGGATATTGACTAGGCATTATTTACCCCCTTAACAATTAATATGATTAATTACATTAGCTTTAGTAATATACACACCAGCCACTATAGATGCATCTTCTAGCGTTGAATTAAATCCAACCATAGGATTAATAGTTGTTGTTTCAAACGTAGTAACAATGCTACCAGCATATAAATCAGTATCAACGCTATGCACATCATTAATACTTAATCCAATATGTGAAGGCTTCACCACAGTCAAGTTGCTTCTAATTTGTGGTATGGCATACACAAAGGATGAGTTGTTAAACTCTAACTTTAATACACCATCTTCAAACTGAACATCTACATCATCAAGAACAAACGTTTTAACGATTGCCCTAATTCTATCTAGCGTACACTTGCCATTGTTATTCCATAGCATTTGCACTATGGCTCTACGTTGTTCAATTGAGCCATCACCTTTGATACCTAAATCTTTTTCATAAACCTTTAATCCACGTTCACCTACCGCATCAAAGAAGCCATTATCTAGTAGCACATCTAGTAGTTCATCTATATCTTGCAGTTGTAAGCCAGCAGCTTGATATAGTTCACGAACCCACGGATCATTACGATACATCTTATTAATGGCTTTTAATGCGTATTCTTTAAAATCTGTATTAGTCATTTAAAGCCACGCTAACTGTACCCAATACGGCAACTTGTTCATTTGTTAGATTAATTTTAGTTGTCTGCCCATTTACAGTTACGCTTTCATAATCAGTAACACCAGCATTATCAATGATAATGTTACTAATCTGTGCAACTGATACATAGTTTTGTTTAAAGGCTATCTTCTTTAGGTAAGCAGTTACTGCTTCGGTAATGTCATTTGTAATAGTGGATTTAGTAGCCGTTGTAGTGTGTTGTACACCTCTAGCATCAATATTGATTGGCACTTCTGTAGCACTAACTACAGTACAATGTGCACCAATTGGTGCTTGACCTTCACCAATACCTTTGCTCTCTGGGTCTATGTAATCTTGTACACGCTTAACTAAATCGGTACTAGCAGCCTTTCTATCGGAATTAATAACAATCACTTTAACAGTATTGTTGCCATTCCATAAGCCTATTACATTAGCTTCGCCTACACCTTCGACCTCTTTGGCCCATTGCTTGTAGTGGTAATCATTGCCACTCGTAGCTGGTTCTCTTAACTCTTCATAGTAGCGCTCACGCAAATCATCGTCTGCTTCCTCATTTTCGCCACCTTTTGCAGCATCATCATTAATAACTGCATTGATACCAGCAATAGTAATAGGCATTTGCGTTATTGTACCTTTAGGAACATTACCAACTGCACCGGCTTTAGTGCATCTTATTTTGATGATAGAGTTATCTACTACATCCTTGTTTTCTAGCGACTCATATTGAATACCGCTTTCACTCTCAAATAAATCACCCTCATGGATAGTGCCGTTACCATCAACAATACGCAAGTTACATACTGCCTTAGTTGCTAACTTTCGTTGCGTTCCTTTACGTTGGAATACTACCCTTGTTAATTCATCTCCTGTTAAGTTATCCACGTTTTGTTTGCGTTCGATTTCTTCTGCTTTCTTCCACAGTTCAAGTAAAGCAAATGCTTCACCTCTTGTTATGTCATACGTTGGAAAGCCTTCTGTTTTCTGATACGCATCATCAATGTTTTCAAGCATAGTATTATGGATGCTATCAACACTATAATTCGAATTCATGTTCTATCTTCACCTCTTCCCCTGTATTAGTAACTACTGTGAAATAAAAAATACCAGCGTTGAATTGCCAATCTTTAACAACTACAACACATGGTACTTTATTCATGATACCTTCGGTTATTCTTCTTTTTATTTCAGATACTTTATATGCACGTGGCAATCTGTACCCTAATAGCTTAGTTAGATCTAACCCAAAGCTATCACTATAGATTAAGTATTTCTTCATTTCAGTACGAATAAATAACTCAATCCATTGTTTAATTGCTTCAATCTGTGTATCCTCTACATTGCGACCATCCTCAAATACAAAACGATGTGTTTTATAGTCGAATTTAAATGACCGCCCCACTTTATGTTGTGCGTTTGTAGCAGTTTTAGTAGATTGAATGGAATTGGTGAAGTTGTAATCTGTAGGAAACATCATACCCCCTCTTTCACAATATCAACTATAAAGAAGTGTTGCTCGTTTTCATCTGGAATAACAAGTACTTTATCGCCAGCCTTCCATAATTCATCAAGCACTATCTTACCTTCGCCCTGTGCATCGTAATCAGATTTAGGCCCAGCTGGACACCCTTTGTGTGTCATTTTGCCACTATGTCTATAAGAGTAGGTAGTGATATGGTGAATTAACTGAAAGCATACATATCCATTAGATGCATCTATCATAAACTTCCCATCTTTGATAGCTACCTTCCATGGTGAAGTACTGATAACCTCTCCAAGGCAAGCACCTATCCGTATAGGGTTGGTTCTATCTTTAAACATAGAAGCCATCTGACTGTGCCATTCTTCCATATATACCCCCTTATGACATTCTAATTACTTTAGATGGTGCTTCGTTTGTGTGCCATGCGTTATTAGCATCAGAATAAAATTTAGCGTGTCCTTCGCTACTACTGTTACCAAATCCACCGCCAGCACCATCAGAGATAATAACGTGTTGGTTATTACCATACACCAAGATATCGCCCTTTTTAGCATAACCATCAAAGGCTTCTACCTTATATCCAGCACTTTGAGCATTATTAACTAGTGTATCTACATTAGCCGTGCCAATATCTGCCTGTTGCTTTAAGAATGGACTGTAATATGAACCAGCCTTAACCGCCACATCTACGCATCCGTTATCACGGTATACGCTTTGATATCCGTTGAGTGCGTTCATACCAGCATCAACTTGCGTTGCATTAGCGGTGCTATTAGTAGCATTAGGCGTAACAGTTGTAGTAGTACTAGTTACATACTTGCTTGTATCAAGTTCTTTCGTTACACGCTTTAGATCTAATGTCATAGTATGATTAACTCCATAATTATGCTTGCAGTTTTCTACTATGAATTTATCGTGTATATCTACAGTGTAATCATCAATGATAATAATGCGACCGCTCCTTACTGTATCATCACCTAATAATGTTAGGTTTAATTTTTCAGCTACCTTATTAGTATCTTGAATAGTCTTTTTAGCAATTTGGGCCGTCTGTGCTTGTTTCTTATCATCAACCTTAACAATCTTCTTGATTAAACCATATTTCTTGATGCTTTCATCATCTTGAATAGTAGACTTAACAGATGTACTCTTTTCTTTTTGAGATATAGCTACAATGCTATTACGCATATCTTCCATGCTTAAATCTCTTGAGTAATTGTTGATAGGTTGAGTGATAACCTTATCAAGCACTAAATCCTTGTAGTCCTCAACGTGTATCTTGCCATCTCGGTATTCTAAGCGGTATTTATAGCCTGTTTCCTCTGTGGCTTGCTTAATAATATCCTTGATAACATCAGATACTGTTTCACCTTGATATATCTTTTTGATATTCGTCTTAATATCAGCCACATTACCTAAAGGCACATTGTTTTCACTACATACCTTTTTGATAGCTTCAAGGCCACTAACACCATTGAATTGAATTTCTATCTCTGACTTGTTGAGATAGAAGCAGTAGTCAAAGCAAGTATAACTATATTTGTTAGCACCGCTTTGTTTTTCTGCTACCACAATACCTTGAAATACTACTTGCTCTTGTTGCTCTTCGTTAAGTTGCGTTGTAGCACTCTTGTTATTGTTGCTTAATTGGTTACTAAACTCAATCTTGCCACCAATCGCAAGCCGTGTACCCATAAGGTTAAAATCAAAAGGGTTATCTGCTAAATCAAAGGTAAACTCTTGACCTAATGTATCAATACCATCTGACCTTTGATAGTTATTTGTATAGGCGGTAATTTCACGTGTTTCAGTAACATCTTTGCCATCTTTACCTTTGGTTGTGTTCGTATACTGTAACTTCATTTCTTAACCGCCTTACTATCAGTACCCTTATTTTCGCCACCAGTCGAAGATTGAGCCGTAGTTGATGTATTAGTATATACGTACTCTTCAATGCCTATTGTGGCCTTAATATCGCCAACTTTATCGTATGTGTATGATAGATCATTAATGACACATGGCATATTAAGGATTTCATTGCCGTCAGACTGGATAATACATATCCGCATCACGGCTTTCATCTGCCTTTGTGCTTGGAAGAATTGCAAGCATTGCAAGCCGTCTGTACCATTACCGCGAATAAAAGAGTAATCTTTTCCAACTGGCAATAGGATATTGTCTAGGCTTAGTGTTCTAAGCCCTAGCGGTCCTATTAGCTTAATATCGCCACGCAACCCATTAAAGGTTTCGTTTGCTTGTGGTTCACTAATCGTAGGTAAAGGATTGGGTACTACAGGCAATGTGATGTATTCATCTGTTAATTCAGAATGAAATACAATGTCTGTAGTCGGTTTCTTGTCTAAGTAATCTAAGACCTTACCAACTAATCCATGTGATAGTTTGTCAGCATACTGCGTAGCACGTGTAATTGCTAATTTTTGCAATTCAGCTTGTTTAGATTGTATGCGTTGTTGCATTATCTTCTTTGCACCGTCTTGAAAATTCACATTACACCCCCTACATATTACCCATAGCTAACATAACTTTATCGGTAACGTGTCTACCGCACGCATCCATGAAATCTTCATTGCCAATCACGTTGCCTTGTACTGTTACATTTACTGTTACATTACCACGGCTACTTGCTAATTGCTTCATGCTTTCATCGTGTGGTATTACTTGTGATCCATTTGGTAGATTGATAATTTCGCCACGTTGATTTTCGTTGACATATGTCGCTCCACCTTTCCAGTACTCAGTACCAGTTGCATTATGTTCACCAGTTACACGGCCTATAGTATTGTTATATAACCAAGAACCGCCCTCTTTGATAGCATCTATCTTTTCGCCAGCCCATTGCAATTTATCTTGTACCCATCCAAGCACATCCTGTGCAATAGATTTGATAATTCCAAAGTAACCATTAAAGATTTGGACTAACCCACTAAAGGCCATATCCCAGTTACCAGTAAATACACCAACAAGAAAATCAATAATGCCGTTGAAGATTTGCATCACACCATCAAGTATAGGACTCATGATTTCCATAAATCGGTTATAAATAGGTGTAACAACCTCTATAACACCATTTACAAATTCTGTACATCCACTTACTAAGCTATCCCATAATTCACTAGCATAGCTTGAAATAGCATCCCATACACCTATTGCTACCTCTTTTACTGTATCCCAGTTATAGATCAATAACGCAATAGCAGCTATCACGGCATATAACGCAAACACCATAGGATTTGCAATCATTAGCATATTCAATACTCTTACAATTTTTACTACAGTCATAAAACCGCTGAATATAGATAACAATATAGGTAAGATGCTGGATATCACATTAAAAGCAACAAACCCAGCTACAACTACTTTAAGAATAGGTACTAAGAACCCAAGATTGTCAACACACCACTTAATAACACTACCTAAAGTAGCTAGAACACTTTTAACTACGTTCATGCCCTCTGTTAGATTTGTTTTGATGGTTTCCTTATTCTCTGTAATCACCTGTGCTATCCATGTAAATGCACCGCTAAATGTATTGAATATATCTTGAATAACTGGTGCAACTATAGGCATGATAGTACTTACCATATCAATAAAGGCTTTTTGCATAGGCAATAGGCCCTTACCAATCGTAGCCATTAATGCTGCCTGTTGGTTCTTCATCCGTTTTAGTTGTCCATCTGGTGTATTAGCTAGTATTTCATTCTGTTTAGAGAATGTACCATTGACGATTTCATTAATAGTAGCTAATCGTTCGGCTTCTGTGCCATTCTTGATAATTAGCTTTTGTGCTTCTGTTAAAGGTATCTTCATCTTTGTTAAGCCAGCTACATCACCATTAAACGCTCTACCGATTGCTTGTGATGCTAACTGTGCATCTTCTGCCGTAGCATTAATACCAAATTTGCCAGCAACAAGATTGGTTAATGCTTCTGATAGTCCGTCAACCTTATCAACAGGAACATTCCATTTATTTAACTCTTGATAACCAGCACGAATAGTGCCAGCAGAGATAACCCCTACTTGACCCCATTTAGATGCATACTCGTTTAATTGCTTTTGTGCAGCATCTAGCGACTGTGCTGATTTATCATACAATGAATTGTTATTAGCCAAGCTATTACGCAATAATGTTTGAGATAGTTCCGCACTTTTTGCTACATCAAGTGCTTTCTTGCCATAATCAACAATAGCACCAACACTAGCGAACGCACCCAAGCCTGACATTGCTAATCCCATCTTACCGATGCTACCAGCAATACCTAAGAATTTGTTATTAATTCCGTTACCAAAATTACTTAACTTATTCTTCATGGCTACCATCTTGCGTTCTGTGTCTTTCGCACTATCCCCAGCCTTTTTCATAGGAGCGGTGAATTGGTCTTTTAAACTAAGTAATACGTTAATACTTTTAGCCATTATTGCCCCTTTCTAAATCTTCCATATCCAATTCAAAGCACGCACAATAGAACGTGCGTTCTAATGGATCTAATGCAAGTAACGAGGATAATGTATGGCCTTTTTGCATATAATAGCGGAACATTGTTAGTTCCCTGTCCGCTCTTATTGCTTTTTTACATCTTCAACAGGATTTGCAATACCATACATACCCAAGATAGCTTCGCCCAATGCAGTAATATCTTCCACGCTATCGTTTAGCACTTTATACACTACATCTGTAGGTTCAGCACATTCATATTTTGCTTGTAATTCTTTATTCTTAAACAAAGGAACGCAAGCATAGATGAGTTGTACCATTGCATCCATTACAGTTGATAGCGTTGCATCTTGTTTAATGTCATCCATAATACGCAATACTGTTGGTAATGGTTGATGAATTACAGTTAACTCACCGCCTAAACCTTTTACATATACATCTTTAGATTGAAAACCCTCTTGCATATTGCGGTTAAGCAAATCTTCAAGTTGTAATTTAGCCATATATTATCCACCTCACATTAAAAAGGAAAGGCGATGCATTAAGCACCGCCCATATATTAAAGAATTAAGTCAAGATAGTTGTAATCCGCAAATTTGAAAGGATAGCTTTCTTCTTGTACTTTTTTATTTTCAAAACCATGTGTTAATTCATCTAAAGTAACACCAGTTAGTTCGATGCGTTCAGCACCATTTACATCTGGGTCAGTTAATTTAGATACGATTTTGATATCTGGCACACTACCATTTTTGATTTTGCCAGCAATCTTTTGTGCTACACGGCTATCGATTTTGTGGAGTACCAATGTACCAGCACCTTCAAAACCTACCAAGCGTTGATGAACACCCATTTCACCATTGATATCTACCGCTTCATATTTAAGGGAGATTTTAGCTTCAAAAGATTTAACATTTGCATATAATTCGCCATCAATCCATACCTTACCAAATTGGCCTCGTAAGATTTGATTATGAATGTCTTTACTTGCCATACTTTACCCCCTATTCCATAGTAATTTGGAAGGACAAATCTTCCATAGCATCCAAGATTTTAACTTTAGCAGCAATAAATACAGTAGACTTGAAGGACATTTCTTTAACTTTTGCTTCATCCCAATCTTCTGCTTCTGTTTTACCAACAGATAACCATGCTTGTCTTTGGTTTTCTACATCAACGAACGCATGATTATCATACTCTGGATCTAAAATTTCACCATTAACAACTTTAGTTAAGGATTTGAAATAAGCGTTTACAGAAGAAATAAACAAGTATTGGTTATCCAAGTGGTTTTTATACTTGCCTACATAGTATTTTTTGAATGTAGAGTATAAATCTTCTTGAATTAAATCCATACTTTCAACAATGATGATTTTACGCATATCTTCTGTATCAGTAGATGTGAATGTAGTCAATGTATTAACACCACGGCCCACACGTACTACATTATCTTCATCGTCATTTATGAGGAGTAGCCACCCCTCATCTGTCCACTTATTTACATCTTTTTCTGCAGTAATGTAAGAATTATCTACATAGTCTAAATCTTCCAATTCGTAGTATGTAATACTGCGGTTCATTGGTAAGTTAGCCAAAATGGAAGTGATACGTGGCAAATAATCAGTCATTTTAACATTAGTACCAGCTACTGCATCGGCTTCATGTACAAAATTACCTTTCATATTTACAACGTGTTTATCATCTGCAACTGCTACGTTAGCAACTACACATTTAACTTTTCGACCCTTAGAGATAACATTACGAGATTTTGTATAAGATACTAAATCTGTTTGCCACTCTGCTACTGTAGTACAAGCCCAGTTGTATTTAATGCGGTCTAATACTTGTTTAAGGTCTGCAAATGCAGTTGTTCTAGTTGGAACGTGTAACACTACTACTTTGTTTACGTTCACATAGAAGCAACGCTTCAACAATTTAATTGTATCGGCATTGTATTTTTTATCGGTAATGTCTGCTTCAAATTTGAATACATCATAACCAATTGTAGTTTGTTTATCGTCTTTAACGATAACTAATGCAGTACCACGTTCGGAACGTAGCACGGCAGATACCGCCTTTTGCAAGAATACGATATCAATATTTGGTAAGCCAATCGCCATATTCTGCTCCTTTTACCCATTAAAAATAGCACCCATACATTGTGGGTGCTATAACTATTCTTCCGTTGGCTCTTGCAACTCTCCGTTGACTGCCAATTTTTCCATGTAAGGTGCATCTGCTTCTGGTCTGTTTTGATAGATCGTTACATCAAAGTTAGTGATATATGACATATCAGCCTTATTGATTGTTTCGACTATATCAGATGCGGTTATACTAAATCCATCAGCTACGCTAACAGGCATTGCTAACATCTCACGCAAACTTTCCCTTGCTTTGAGTAAGTTAAGATAGCCAATCTCACGCTTTTCATTAAAGTAGTAGATATAGATATTAAGCGTATCACCTCTTAGGATTTCGCCTATATCTTCATTGTTAAAGTCTACAACCTCAATAAAAAATGATGGTCTAGTAAATCCCTCTGAAATATCTCTATCATTAACATCACAATTTAGCAGTTCTCTGCACTTTACTGTTAATGCTTTTACTATTTCAACTGCCGTTATCACTAGCCTAAACCTTTTTCATTAAGCATCTTATCAATAAATTCTTCCGCTAACCCTTGATATTCTGACGGAAAGGCTTTAGCCGTTTTACCCATGATAGCTTTACCTCTTACAAAGGCTTCCCCTGTGTTACCAACTATCAATTTAGGTTTACCCTGTGCAGCATGACCTAGCATCACATGACCATGTTCAACTAACCATGCGTGCGGTGCGGTATTCTTAACACGCACTTGCCACTCATCCTTACCATACTTATACGCTCTATCACGTTTAAGGCCTTTGATAAGGTTTTTTGTGCCTTGTGTAGTACCGCTTTTATAGTTGTTTTTTGCATTAGCTTTTAGCTTATTACCAGCACGTTGAAGAAAATTCTTTGTATCTTTCGGAAAGTCTTTAGTCGCTAGGTCTAGCAACTCTTGAGAAAACTCACTTAAACCTTCTGTTTCAATATCAATACCCATTAGATTACAACCTCTGTAAATATTTCTAGTCGCTCTTTATTAAGATATGGATCCATAACATACAAGATGTTATATTTCTGCCCCTCAATAATTAGCCACATATCCGGTTCAATATCATTGCGATACCTACACACAATCTTATGTGTAGTTCTAGCAAGTGTAGTTTCTGCCGTTCTACCACTTAATAGACCTCCAGTCTGTGGAATGACACCACAATGCATATTGCCTATAACTGTATCAACAATAGGATATTGCCCCAATTCATTCATAGTGGTTGATTTTCTGTTAGCGTGAATTTCTGCATGATGTTGTAAAAGAGTGCTTAATCTACCTTTTCTATACATAATTTCACCTATAATAAGTTCATTGAATACTTATCTAAGATAGCTTGTGCCGTAGGGTTTACCACCGCATTTTCAACGGCCGTAAATGTACGATTATCGTAAAATTCACCGCATAAACTCAATACGGCAATAGGCATATCTTCATAATCATCAAGTGTAGTCTTATCAGCAATACCCATATATGTCATACAATAGGAAATTGCTGCAGATAATACCATGTCTAAGATAGGTTTAGTATCGGCCGTAACATCAACACGAATATAGTTCGATACAATATCAAGATTTAACTCACTAACTTTCATGTTTACTCCTCTGTTTCAGCCTTTTTGCTTTTGGTTTTAGCTTGTTTCACAGGTTCAATGTAACCAGCTTGTAATAGATCATTGATGATTACCTCGTCTGTATACTCAACAATGCTATCAAGTGGGGCAGATACTACCCCACTATAACCAACTAACACCTTGTACTTCATGACTATTAAGCCATTGTCAATGTAGCAATACGTTGTTCATCAACGATTTTGCCGTCAACTTCAACATAACCAGCTACACCAACTGCATATTGAGTATAGAAGCGTTCTTGTAATACAGCAATTTCAGAGTTTTCACCACTAATTTTTGTAGCATAGCCTTTAAGGTCAGCATAGATTGCAACTTTTTTCTTTGTAGCAATTTTAGGCATATTATCAGACTCAAACACAGGACGGCCCAACAATGTATAACCATAACCATTTGTAAGGTCTTTATTCAACAAGTATTCGCCTTGTGTATTTTTCAATTTAGCACACGCTTTGAATGTTTCAGGGTTCATGATGAATACACCATTACCACGATATTGTTGAGGTACTTTGAATTGAAGTTCAATCAAATCATCAGCAGTAATTGCAGTTGCACTTGCAGCAGTTACTGTGTTTTGAGCGTTCAAAAGACCTTGGATTTTAGCAGAACCATTAATCATTTCGTTTTCTAAGAATACAACGATTGCTTCTGCTACTTTAGTTACAACATAGTTTACGATATCGAAGCCAGCGTTATTGATTAAGGATTTGGATACTTTAGTCAATACACCTACTACATTGCCTTTCAATGTAACAGATTTGAATTTACCGCTAGTGCTTTCAAGTTCTTGGAATTCACCAACATATGCACAAGTAGTTTTAGATGTGCTTTCATCTTCAACTGCGAATACCAAATCACCTTTTACATCGTAGAAATCAGAGTTTTCAATGATAGGTGCGATACGTTTAACAGTACCAATGATACGTTCAGCAATGGTGGATGGAATTACTACACCATTATCACCTTTAGTAAGGTTTACATCTGCACGAGTTTCAGTATCAGCGAATACAGTTTCACCGCTACGCAAGAAGTTAGCAAATGCACGTTCTTCTGCCATTGCCATTGCTTTTGCATCAGTTTTAGCTGGTGCTTCATCATCAGATACAGACATCATGGAGCGTTCTTCTTTTGCAAGTTTCAATGTTTTGTCAATGTCTGCTACTTCTTTTTGTAGACCTTCGAATTTTGTTGTTTCTTCTTCATTAAGGGCACGAGTTTCTTCATCTGCCACTTTAACAAGGTTGTTCATTTCCTCAACCAAACCATTACGTTTTTCAATAAGTTTTTTAAAATTCATGCTATCCTCTTTTCTTTGCATTAAAAAAGCACCCACATATGGTGGATGCTAAGCATTAAGTTCTTTTAAAATGTCATGATATTTCTGATTGCTGGTTTCTTCTTCATCATCAGTCTTACGTTCTTCAATATCATATTCCAATGCACCTGTTGCAGTTTCGTTAGATCTACATTCAAGTAAATCTTCACCTTCATCTGCTCGTACATTGATAGATGTTGCAATATATGCTGGGTTCACAGATAAAATACTAACTTCACTTACATCAATAGACTTTAATGTGCGTACTTCTGGCATATTTTCTTGTTTATCCCATTCATCTTCTAGTTTTCTAAAACCAAAAGACCAGCCTTTAAGTTGTCTATTTTCTGCAAGTTGTACTACTTCCGCATCAGATACAATAGCTTTTGCGTATAAGCCAATGCTATCTTCTCTTAATTCAAGCGAGCCGTCTTGTTGGTCTCCCAATTTTCTGCGGTGGTTGAAGCGTAACTCTACATTGTTATTACGTTGTAATGCAGAATTGAACGCACCACTTTGTACTTTTTCTAAAAAATTACCCCTTACATCACGAATAGGCTTACTTAAACGCTCTGTAACATTTACATAACCCTCAATCGTAACTGCACCATTACGGACTTCAATTTTCATCATTTTCACCCCCTTTCGTTGATTTTAGTGTAGTTAAATCACCAAGTACCCCAGTATTTGGTGTATACACTTTCTTCGTTTGTGGATAATAGAATACGTTCGCAAGGTTCATACTTACGAAATCTATACCCATAGGGGATAAGTCCTCACGTTGACGAATTTCATCAACGTTAATCCAGTTACTATCCAATGCAGTCTTGTATGCATTAAAGCGTGTAAGCATATCTGCTTTTAATAGATCATTCATATCTAAGCTAAAATACAGATTACCTTTTTCAGCTTCAAGCAACATCGAACGATTGATAGCTTCAACAAAGCAATTCACGATTGGCATAATCGTAGTTTTAACAAAAATATTAAATGCTTTTTCATCTGTAAAAGTTTTGTCAGTAAAACCAAACAATTTATAAATTAAGTCCGCATTTGTCTGTTTGCTTTCGTTGAGTTGGTTTTCTACGGCAGTACTATCAGCACTTTCAAAGGTAATACCCTTATTAAGTACAATTACATCACTAGTACCAAGTTTAGCCGTCATCATTCGCCATGCTTTTTTGAGTGCTTCCAAGGCTTTGACTGTCAATCTCCCCTCAGATTTAAGGAAGCCTTTACGCACACCCTTACTGATTACACCATTTTCATATACAAGTGCATTGTACATACTAGAAATCTGTGTAGCGTTATCGTCTAATAACCCTCTACCATGCACCCCATCGTTGCTATTTCTAACCGCACGCATGATATTAAAGTTATCGTAGTAGTTCCCATCTACTAAGAACAATACAGTCCTATCAATTAGCTTGCCATTATCTAGCACACTTACACGATATTTAGGCAGATACTGTAATGATGTAGCGTTATTTCCATCTTTACCAATATAACAATAACAAGCACCTTCCATAATTAGATCATTAATCATGGCTTGCTTTGTTTCAAATGCACCTAGCGTTGAATTTGTTTCAATGTTCAATAGCTTTGTACGTTCATCGTCTGTGATTTCTGTAATAGTGTTACCATCTCTCCTATATAGTTTGATAGGAATACCAGCAATAATACCACTAATCAAAAACAATGCACTTGCTACCGCTGGCACGCTTAATGCTTGCCTACGTGTTACTGTTGTAGATGCATCAAAGCTAGGAAGTCCTAAATCCACATCGTCAGCCGTATCAATGAATGAATTTTCACTTACTACCGCTTCTTCTCTGACCTCTAAACCAAAGATATTTTTAATTAATCCCAATATTTCACCCCCTTTCTACATTTGTACTACCCAATCAAGGGTACTATTAAGCATATAATTTTGATGCAATAAGTACATTGCATTGATACCAGCTACTA